AGCCTTATTTAGCTCAGTACTTATACCCTGACTTTCTATGTCAGATTTAGTCTTTAAATGTTCCCTAAAACCAGGAGATATAGCAGAAAATCCACCCTCAAGTCTTTCCTGCCAAGTTGGATCGCTTCCTGTGACTCTATCAGGTCCACCAACATAATCCTTACCCATATCCAATAAACTAGATCCTATCTCACCAAGAGTACTCTTCTGACTACCCCCTCCCTGACCACCTACCCAGCCTCTGTCCCCAGGTCCTATTAAATTGCCAGGCAAGGATTGCTGACCAGCACCTACCTGACTAGCAGGTCCTTGACCACCGCTACCTAACATAGAAGATATAGCACTAGGATCTTCGTATCCGTAAGCATTTGCTAACGGTGTCCCTGTTATACCTATACCAGTACCTTCCGGATGAATAGTACTGGTTACACCACCACCTCCACCACCACCACCTGTAAGACCACCTAGTATACTACCTGTCTGACTACCACCTACCTGACTACCACCTGCCTGACCACCTGTACCACCTCCAAGGCTACTTAATATATTACCATTACCTCCTCCTCCTGCTGCTGCTGCTGCGTCTCCACCTCCTGGCATGCCTGGCATACCCATACCTAAATACATTTGTGCGGCCTTCCAACCGAGCTTCTCTAATTTCTTCCCTGTACCGTGACCTAAAAATCCCATCTTATTTATCCTCCTTAGTTTTTAACAACTCTACATATATCTCACCATTAAGAACAACTGTTCCAATTATATGGAATCCTGCACTCAATACAATTTTAATTTCACCATTATCTCTATTATCTATTCGTGATACTATATTATCATAATCTCCCTGTATAACCTTCATCATTTCAGAGAAAGCTCTTACTGATTTTCTTCCTCTAAAATCAGGTTCAAGTTCTGACCTGCGTATATCGAAAGTATCGGAATGTCTTTCAAATCCAATAACATACCCAGCGTAGACATCATCTATATAACCGGAATATTTATATGCCTTACATGGGTACTCTGTCCGTTCTGGTCTATACTTCATGGATTAAGTACCAAAAAATCCTTCCTCCGCTTTCTCTTTTTCTCTTTCACGCTCATATCGATCAGCAGCTTCCTTTTCGGCTCGCCTCCGAGCTTCTTCCTGTGCAAGTGCCTCAGCAGCTTTGTTACGTCTTTCATTCTCAGCTGCCTCTCTTGCTCTAAGATTTTCATTAGCTACAGCAGTTCTACGAGCCTCCTGGCGAGCTTCCTCTGCCATTTTCTGTTGTGAAGCTATTTGTGACTGCCTACCTTCTCTTTCGATCTCTGTTGCAGTTTTAGCTCTTAACCCTGCTTCCAATTCTTGACCTGCTTGCTCTGCACTGACACGTCCCTTACCGGAAAAGCTAAGAGATGCTTGCCGTCTTCTTAATTTTCCTAAATCTACAAATGATCTTGATCTACCTGATAATGGCATAATATACTATCCTCCTAATCTGTTAAATTCTTTTCGCTAATACCTCTATTTTTAAAGAACCCACCAACATATAGAGGTTCAAATCCTGTACCAGATTCATTGTTGGTGCTTATAGTAAACTTGAACCTGTGTGATATATGTCTTGGAGTGTTAATCCTCTGAAATGGATATGCCACTCTACTGCCAGTCAATTTAGTCTGAAATGTATAGAATGCGTTATTAGAATTTTGTGGCGTAGTCGCAGTATTATTACAATCTCCAAAATGTTCAGCTTTAATAGTACTTGTTGTTGTTGTTTTAGATACAGTTGCCATTCTTAATGAATCAACTGATGTTAATATTGACATATCACCATTAGGAAGTAAGTCTCCTAACTCCATTTCATAATCTATAGCATTGCCGTCATAATCAGTACCATTATTAAGATACTGTAAAAACCCATTATCTTCAAAACCGTAATTGTAAATATTACCAGTTGTGTCAATAACCATACCTCCACCCTGAATGGCTTTACCTGAACCACGATCTACCTCAAACCATTTCTGTCTCTTTAAATCTAATACCCATTCATTATTCAATGTTGTACTTGAACCAGAAGCAAAACACCAGTGATAATAATGTTCACCATTTTCCATTTCAAAAAAACCATAACTAAGATTAGCTTTAGACAGGTTAATAGAATTAGAATGCTTTTTATCAAAGAAGTTTTCTATATCATCTGATATAGGATGAATAGCAGTCCCATCGAACATATATATACCACCAGAACCCTGCCAGATAGCAACCTGCTTCCTCTGTAACGGTGAAACTTCCAGACCTATCGTACTGATTGCTAAAGTGTAAGGAGCGTTACAACCAATATTATTAGTAAGATTTACTATAAAATATGTATCAGGATCCACACCTTCAACAATATGAGTTGAATGTTCTTTTAATACAAGTATATTACTTTCTATTGTAGTTGTAGTTCTTGAAAACAATTCAACAGCAGCAGTAATTTCAGTTTTATCACCAAATTTCAATGGTTCTCCTGAACCTTCGCCATTAAATGAATTCAACTCATTTACATTAGATACTATAACTTCATTCTTGTCCGATGACTGATTAGAAAATAACCATAATCTTCCCTGTGCCATTAATGGAAATTTATATCCTGCTATAGGTTTCTGTACAGGAATACCTGCAATAAAATAACACAGAGCATCAGGAGAGAATTTTTCACTCCATTCTAATTTATAGTAATAAAGTGGACCATCTTCAGATATCTCCCTTTTAAATTCAGTGTTTTCAGGTATAGCAGTCCATGTTATATATCCAGTTTTACCGAATGATACATTATCTGAAATAGTACCATCATCAATAGTGCCGACAGAAGTCCAGGTAGTACCGTTCCAGTAACTTACAGTTAATGTAGCAGATGATGTTACACCATTAGCCATATTAACGCCAGTTGCTGCAATGTCAGCTACATCTTCTTCATCGCCAGGGGATGTAGATGGTGATACTACAAAACCATTTACACTAGCACCCTTAGTAACTGCTGTAATAGTTACTATCGTACCGGAACTTGTAGCTGTATAGTTCGGAGAACTTGTTTTAGCATTAATACTTTTAGCTACCTCTTCCGCTGTTGTTATTAAATCTGTTATAAACGGTTCTGCTCCATTCATAATCTCTACTGAGTTAACTGTTATTCCATCTACAGTACCTTCAAGCCCTCCTGTAAACTTTACAGAACCTACCGCAGCTGTTGAACTGTTACCATGGTCTGGTATAAACTTTGTCCTGATACCCTGTTGCCTTTCTAAGAAACCTATCTGTAGGTATTCAGTGCTTGCTAATAAATCGTCCATTATCATATAAGTAGAAACATTACCCTGAGTAGTTGCATCAAATGTAAATGAATCTTCAAATACATTAATAGTATTATCCTTGTTTATACTATCTTCTAATAACTGTACTGAGAACGCTGTTCTAAATTCACCGTCCCAGAAATCCTGTATAGCTTGAAACGGTTCACTTATAGTTACATTTGATATAGCAGTAGCAGTATCAGCATCATCTATTTCAATCCTGAACCAGAAACCTAAAATACCGTCAATCATCTTCTGTTTAGCAATATTAGCTGTAGAGTCAAATGTAACCGTACCAGACTGAGCCAGTGGTATACCACCAGCTGATGTATTATCTGTTAAGTTAGTTACAGCAGTCCATGCTCCAGTTGAACTCCAGTAAAAAACAGCCATTGTCCCTGTAGAAGTATTAGCATTTGATACAGTAAATTTAAAACCATCAACAGGCATAGTATTGCCTACTCTCATATTTACATCAGCCGTAGCAGCAGTGTATGCTGAAACAGGAACATCAAAATTTGATGTAGATAACGCAGAGTTTGTAAGCCTTACCTCATCAAAAGTTCCGTTATAGGATTTAGTTGTAACCGTACCATTATGTGTAGCACCTATATAAACAAGTGAGTTATATGCAGAATTATTCGCTGGTCTTACTGTGCTGGTTGTAAATGCCTTCTGCACACCATTTACAAATATATAATAATCATTAGCATTCTCAACTATACGTATATGAGTGAAAACTGAAGCAGATGTAGTTATAGTAGAATTAGGTGTAGCAAGACTTAGTACTGTAGTATTCGCACCTGAAGCCATGTTAACATCAGTAGATGCTATAGTAGTAACACTACTGGCAACAACATAACTATTTACATGATCTCCCTTGATTGCTGATGTTATAGTAATTGTAGCACCAACAGCTGCAGCAGTATAATTAGGACTGCTGGTATGTGCTGTTATATTCGCAGCTACTGCTGTTGCTGTTGTATTTAAATCAGTATCAAATGATTCTGCTCCTGACATTACCTGAACGCTGTTTACTGTAATACCATCAACAGAACCTGCCGCACCTGAATCAAGAGTAACTGTCCCTGTTGCAGCAGTAGTACCTTCCTGTATTTTAAGGTTAACAGCACCGTCTGTATCTACATACATCCAGATATAATCACCAGTTCTGGTACTAACAGCCTGTGAATATAACCCTATATCAGCTGATAAGCTTGCAGCTCTGAGCCATTGCTCATATGTCCAGACTCCACCAGCAAGATTAAAATCAGAATCCGTAGGAATAGTATTCCAGTCACCTGTCCCATCTCCAAGTAATCCGGCAGTACCAAATTTCTTTTTAGCTGTATCAAGTTGTGAGTTAGCTACAGCAGTTACAGTATGAGGTGATATTGGTGAACTATCAGTTATTGTCGTTGAAGCATCTGAACCGTCACAGTGAAGTAATAGTTTAGTTTCTGAACCTATACCAGATACCTGCTTAAGTGTAGCTACATTATTGGAATCAGATAAAGTATTCTGTACCTGTTCAGTATAATCATAAAGAAATGTACCGTTAGGATCAAATATGGTAAAGTTGGATACTCTCGTCTCATCACCACCCCATACCAGAGTTTCAGAGCTATTACAGTAGGCAACATGTTCATCCGGAGCATCCGAGAACCTTCCTATACCAGAACCAGAAGCATCAGTATGCAGAGCCGTTCCTGAAAAATCACCTTGAGAAGGAATCGCTGTAGTATTCTGGAATATCTTTGATTCCGTTTCACCAGCATTTTCAGACTGAACCAGAACATGTGTTTCAGCTGGCTGAACCTTTTTAAATTGATACATTGTTTGAATCTTAGGATGCGAAGTAATAGCCGTAGTATTAATCTTGCTCATACCACCAGTCACACCAGTTACACCGTTGTCAGTATATTTAATATTCTTCAGTGAAGAAAAATTATCACTAACAACAGACGCTTGATCCTCTGAAACGAATTCCAGTTTCATCTGATCAAGACTCTTTATACATCTTCCAGTTAATGAAAAGTTAAATGGTATTAAATCATCAGTTTTGTTTTTTGCCATAGGTTAAATATTCCTCTGCCTTCTCTTCATATTAACAGCAACTCTTCTCTTATGTAATGCTTTAATAGAATCACCAACCATTCTTTTTACAGCCTCTTCAGCAGTAGTAAACCATACATTAGCAAAACTTGCCTCACCATCCCTGTACTTGTAAAATCCTGCTGCAAAATATATTAATGCTTCCTGATATATATCTGGAATCCTAATCATATCATAATCAGAATATACAGGTGCTGGTCTTGCTATATACGGCACAGTAATAGTTTCTGATCCTGTACTCGGAGGAGGATCTAATACTATTTTATACCTACCCCCTGGCTGTATTACATATGCGTCACCAGATGTCCAGTCGTTATTAGTTCCATTAAACAGAGCTACCACCAGAACCGTAGACGATGTCTTCGATATCACTTTACCAAAGCTACCATCTGTAGTATTATGTACTACATCATGAGGTGACACATCTGAAAAGTCACCAGCAGAATCATTTAAGGTTGACTTTCCAGCCGTCTTCGCTACCGTAGACGTTGCTGTGCCAGTTACCTGACTATCTAATGTTTTATCATCAACAAGTGAAAAGGATTCAGGAATAGATACAGATGTTACTGTCTCATTAGTCTGATTACGAAACTTAGCATCTTCGTCAGTTAGCCTGAGATTATGCATAGTCGTACCATCAGAATACTTTATAATTCTGTAACCATACGCATCTTTCCTGTACAGATTAATAAAATCAGCATTAAGTGTGTAATCAGTCTGATCTGCTACAGTTGTTATTGATTGGTCCTTTGTTACATGCCTAATTCTACAGTTCAACCTTGCCATACCTTTATTAAGTAGATTAAAGGTTGTAAAGTCATCCAACTGATTAGACCCAGCTTCTTCATTGAGAAGCTGACGCAACTCATAAGCCATTAACTTTCCGTCCATACAGCTTTCCTTCCTTATCTAGCTCCGGTTAATTCCTCGGCCTTCTTGTTAGCTTTTTTATGATTCATGATATGTATACCCTTCTGTGCTGTTGTACCTTCAAAATCACAATCAAGTTCATCACATTTCCAGGGTTTAAACATACGTTTCTTTTTCACAGTTTTGTTCACATTTTCAGGATGTTCATCTTTAGTGAACACTTCACTTTCCTGAACATTTTCTATGGCCCCAAGTTGTTTTTCAAGGACCCCAAGCTTGGTCTTAAGTTCTTCCTTAGTATAAGTAGTTTCCGACACAGGCTGTCTTGATATCATAGGTCTTCTATTAGAGCGTGACATAATATCACTTTCATCCATATTACTAGTCATCTTCTTCTTACCAAAAATCCTCTCATGAGCTTTAGCGAAAACTTCATTAGTATAACCTACCATCGGTTTAGAACGACCTGAATTATTTTCAGACCTTATAAGTTCCCTACTGGCAGAACCCATATTAAAATAATGATACATAATTTTTCTTACTCTATCTGCTGCATTCCTAGAAACTCTACCATCATCAGTTATATTAGATACATTGAATGCCTCAGCAATGACTGGGTCAAGCTTAATACAGGGCTTGTCATTCAAATCAGCTTCCTGTTGTGGCCTAGCTATAGAACCCTTTCCTTTTAGCTGATCATATCTTGAATATAGAGTCTCTGATACCTCTTTATCTAATCTTTTTAATTCATCCAGCATTAAGTTCTGTTCATGCCGTGAATATTCTGGTCTGGATATAACTATTCCATCTAGCCTATCCTGCATATTCTTCAATGCTGCTTTAGCGTCAAAAATATTATCAGATGGTATATAACCACCCTCCAGATCTCTTTCCAGAGTATCCATCTCTTCGCCTAATTCATTAATTTGATTGTCCATCATCCAGGCTGGATATTCAGAACGAATCATACCATCTTCTGCTTGACCTTTTCGGTCCGGTTTACCAAATACACTCTTCATTGAATTGTCTCCTTAAAGATTAAAAGTAGGGCTAGGCTAGAAAAAGCACCTAGCCCCATTAAAAAAGTAAAACTGTTTATGTGTTTACTGTAGTAGTAGTTGTACCAATACCGACACCAGCACCAACTGTTTCTGAATACTCATTAGCAAAGTTAACTACAGCGTCACCAACTAAAGCAGCATTATCAGATGCTACATTACACATCAGGAAATTACCGATTACAAGACCAGTAGTTCCTGTTAGTAACTCTATGCATGGCTCAGTGCCAATACCACCTGTATCACCATTCTGTAGTATATTACCCTGAATAAGAATCTCAGTTGAAAGCGTAGAATCACCTGCTATACATGCAGTAGAATAGTCACCATGAATCCTGTTATTTTTAATAACAGTATTCGCTGTATCAGCATCCATATGGATAGCTGCAACAGATCCACCAAGTGCCATATCTATTGTACAACCTTCAATAACACAACCAGTGTTATTATTAGTAAGAGATATAACAGCGTTAAACTCATCTGTATTTGCTGAATCTACCATGAATTCACAGTTCTTGATTGTGCAGTAATCTACACCATCTTCAATGTCAATCCCCTTGAGAACAGCTGTTACAGATGATACAAACCTGATATTCTCAATATGTACATTATCAGCACCTACGGCAAATTCACCAGCTGCGATAGTATAAGTCAGTGTTGGTTTATTAGAACCGTTACCACAACCTATAATTGAAATACCAGCTACATCAGCATCTATCTGACTCGCAGTAGTAATAGTTTCTGCGTGTCCAGGTGCCACATAAATTACATCACCATTATTAGCAGTGCAGACATTAATAGCTGCGTCAATCGTGCTAAATGGTTGCCTCTTTTGACCGTCACTAGTAGTTGTACCTGCATTGCCGTTACCGGAGTCAACAAAGTACACATTACCGTAAACTGGTCTACCACCTATATCATGGAGTGCTGGAGTTACTTCACGAACACCACCATGATTATATGGAAATCTTCCTGCTGTCATAATTAATTCTCCTTTAAATTATGTGCGTGTTTTTGGGTCTAATCCAGCAGATGCGACACCCCCTGCACTAAAAAGTAAATTAGCTTTACGCTACTACGATACGTTGTTATGATAACCCCAACGCCAGTCTTTAAATAGGTAACCGAACCTACCATGAATACTATGAACATTAGACAGTGTATCCTTGTCTATATGAACCAAGTATTTTGGATCGATTCTATCAAACCATAAAAGATCTCTCTTTGTCTGATTAACCCTAATCAATGACCAGTCAGTCGTTGATGTTTCATCTAGTAATACCCATGGAATAGAAGAGTACTGACCTTTATGTACATTTATAGTACCTTCATCAGTATACAGTCCCTTATCAGTTCCAATTATTTCGTTAATAGTGTCACTTAACGTAATAGGTGCTACTATTGCCAGCTTATCCCTAGAGCCAATAAGGTTACCCATAGAGTCTCTTAGTCTTTGCAGACTGATTCTCGCAGCTGCTAAACTTGTAGGATCAAGAGCTGATGTACCTGTGTTACTAAAACCTGAAGTTGTACTTACGCTTGGAACCTTGGTTGTATGTGCTGAGTTAGCCCATGACAAACCTTCTTCAGATTCCTGGAAGTCGAATGCGGCAGATGTAGCATTAGCGAAAATGTTTACACCCATCTTTTCTTTCTTCCTATCGTAAGAATTTCTCAGATCCCTTGCTTGCTGCATCATAACAGGATACTGTTTATCCTCTATAAGAGCAGGATCAATTTCCAGCCTGTTAGCAAACCTCTGAAAGATAACCTTTGAAGTGTATCCAGGATACTGCTTCTGTGTTATAAACTTACCAGACCAAGCGTATGCGTCCCTAACACCAGAAATAGCCATGTACTCTTCAAAAGCTCTATCGGATTTACCTGAACCAAAAATCTTAGGGATCATTGATTCGATATCAGCGTAATGTGCTTCTTCTTCGACTACCTGTCTCATCTTAGCTTCAAGTAGTTTAATAAATTCATCTGAATGATTCATCTGTTTCTCCTTTTAAAAACTACTCAACATCAGTCAAAGTGCTGATAGTCAAAAAATCCGATTACATGCTCTTCCCCAGCATTTTGAAGGTTCATCTCCAAGACATTGAAAATCCAGTGATTGTCTGCAGATGTTTGTGCAACGTCAAAATACAGAGCTTCTGCATCTGTTGCCAGTGCAGATTCTCCGAATGTTCTACCAGGTACTCTAACGAATGTATCGCCAATAGCAGTACCTTTACTGAATGCCTGATCATTTGTAGGTGTAGTTGTACTTGTATCATCCGTTACTCTCTGTTGACCTTCACTTAGCCCTGTTCTACAGTACATACTACATGTATCTGCAACAGGTGTAAAGTCACAAGCATTTGTTACTGTACCAGAAATCCCTGTAGCGTCAGCTACAGTATTGGTAAGTAAAGTAGGTGCAGTTCCGTATGCTGCATTAAATAACGGAACCTTTACCTTTGTCCAGGGGGTAAGTAAAGCAACCTTTACATGTACTGACTTATCACCATAAATCCAGGAACCCCTATCCGAACTAAAACCTAATTCCCTTGCTTCCTGAGCTGCTGCCGTAACAACACCAGTTACCTGATTACCTACAGCTGTTGTGTTACTAACATGCGTAGGGTCACGTTCATCAACCGCTTCTATAATACCGCATATCTTAGTTGTTGCATCGGGTCCAGCTCCAGCTGCTCCGGCATTTACAATACCATCATAAGCTCCAGCTTCCCATCCAACTAACATACCAACACGATATATATCAACAGCATCAACAGGGGCCCAGATTCTCTGAACCGCTAAC